CAATGGATATATTTTGTATTGCAGTAGATAAAGTGCCATGTGTAGGTGTAGCACCGGGAGCAATCCAAAGATTACCACTACCGGAAGCAATTACATCTGATAAATCATTGAGAGCAGAAGCACCACCCGCATTTGCGTCAACGTAAGCCTTAATCGCACCGGATGACATTATGTGGTCGTCAGTATCTACTAACTCAGTTCCTATATCAACGTCATTAATTAAATGTCCACCGAGTGTAATGGCGGTAGCGTTAGTCGCAGTACCTGTTACATCACCTGTAACATCGCCTGTTATTTTTGGAACAGTCAACACAGTAGAAGAAGGATTGTAATGGAATGCAGTAGAAGATTCAGGTGTAAGATTACCCCCATCATTAGATGAAGCACCGTCAGGTGAGAATAAGATTAGATTATTTTCATTTACAAATGAGCCAGCAGCGTTATTTGCAACTACGACAACTCTACTAGCAACACTAGCAGTATCAGCGTTGCCCTCTAATGCACCATCAAACTTTGTCGCTTCTATTTCTCCTGATGCTTTGAATGTAACACCATCTGCATTACCGACCCTGAATATGATTTGATTATCTGTACCGAACTTAATTTGGTCTGTACTGTCTCTTCCGATAACCAAACCTGTGTTTAGCACCGATGTGATTCCTGTTTGTGCGCCCGCTACTAATGTTCCTGTATTAGTAGTGTAGCCATAATCTTCAATCTTCTCTTTAATCGCACCGGATGACATCAAGTGGTCGTCAGTATCAACAAACTCAGTACCTACGTCTATATCGTTAAAGGAATGGCCGCCTAAAGTTATTGAGGCGGGTGTTACAGCCCCCGTTACAGTTATTGAATCCACAAATGTATCTTTGAATCTTAGACTTGTAGTACCCAAATCAACATCACTATCAGTAGGTGGGAATATCGCACCATCGGAAATATGTAATTGCGTTTGTTGGTTAGCGTCAAATCTTAGTGTATTACCGCTATGGAAGTATTTTACTGCCCCTGCATATTGGTCTGAGCCGTTGATGAAATAAATAGCATCGTTATTTACACTCCCTGCTGCATTCTTTTTGAAATTAAGGCGACCGTACAGCGATGACACATTTATGTCACCGGACACATTTATGTCATCTGTTACTGTTAATCCTTTCTTTACTACAAAATCTCTTTCTGTTCCCATTTATTCATCACCATAATTTCACTATCCATCATGTTCAAGGTTCTACTATCAACTGGGTTGCCACTAAACAATATGAATGTGCCCCGTCTGCGGTAGGTGTAAATCTAACTTCTATATTTGCGCTGTTGACAGTACAATCCCATGTACCTACAACTGCTGAATCTGTACTAACTTGACCGTAATGTGTAAGGAAAGCGTTAGTACCATCGTGTGTAACTAATATCTCTCCAGCATCTGTACGGTTGTTATCGTCTTTCTTTATGTGGTATAGTATTTTAGCGGCCTTGTAAGTCGCTTTTGGTATAGAGAACAAGTTAGTCTCTCCTGTTATAGTTGCGCTGTCTCCTGACGCTGTATCTAAGATAGCAACTGCATCAACGCTGAGTGTAGCGCCTTGCAAAGCACCTGTTGACGTTACATTGTTTATGTTAGTGAGATTTCTACTAGCGTCTACAACAAGAGCCTCGCTTGCTGTAACTGTTCCTATTGAGGCAGTTAAGTCAAGATAGTTTAGTTCTCCGGCTGTTGCTGTTACGTTAGCGCCACCAATGTCGAGCGTAGTTACTGAGATTTCACCAGCAACCGTGAGTAATCCACTTGCTACTGTCATCAAGTCTGTATCGTTTGTGTGACCGATTGTAGTACCGTCGATTACCACATGGTCTATGTCTAATGAGCCGCCTGAGATTAATCCAGTAGTAGTAATTGTCGATGCACCAGTGTCTATTGTACCGAAGCCTGATGTGATGCTACCTTCATTTAGTGCACCTACTTTGGTAAGAGTCGAATTAACTATATTTGTACCGAGTGTATCAGAGTTTAGTACCTCAGTGCCGTTGATTTTGTACGTATTACCTGTACCTGATGTATCTATGTCTACGTTAGATTGCCAAGCAGTAGTAGCGTGATTATATATCCATGCGATGTTAGTTCCAGTACCAGCACCATCTGTGTCTACATCTATTTCTACACCACTAGCATTTGCATTTGCAGTGCTATCATTACCCTTAGAAATAGTAATTAAATCATCTTCAACAGTTAATTGCGCTGTTGATATTGTAGTTGTAGCACCGTTTACAACCAAGTTACCAACGATTGTTGTTGTGGAAGCAGCACCAGCACCTATTGTAACGTCTACTTGACCATCAGTAGCGTGCTCTCCTTCAAGAATCAAGGCTGCTGTTTGTGCTGTATTAGTACCATCGCTTTCCGCGATGAAGAAAGATAGTTTACCCGCTTCATCCGAATCTAATGATTCTGAAACTTCCGCCAGTATACTTGCAAAGGCTGTTTGATTACCACCTGAGTCATCTGCATAGAATGAGATAGTACCTATATCATCCCCATCTGCACCTGCTGATGTGTCGTCTGACTTAAATCTTAATTCTCCACCAGTAGTACCATCGTGTGTGTTTTGAATCGTAAGAGTCGGCTTTGATGTTGTGGTGCTTGTGATTACTACTTCGGGTGTAGTCATAGCAACTGCTGTTGTTGAAACCATGTTTACCGCTGGAGCAGTTAAATCAATTACAGCATTTGAACGTAAATTAAGTTGTGTTGTATCCCCATATATATTTTGATTTGCATTCTTAAATTGAAGTTGCATACCTGCGTTTAATAATAACCCTGCATCATGTACGTGTGTTAACTTGACTTCATTATTTGCCCCAAATCCAAGAATCGCACCATCTGAAAGTAATGTTAAATCATCACCAACAGTGATGTTAGCAGTAGTCATAATTGAATCTATAAAGGCATCTTTCCACCTAATATCTGTTGTACCGAAATCTACATCACTATCTGTTTCGGGTCTAAACACCCCATCTGCAAGAGTGAGTTGAACAGCGTTTGCTGCCTTGAAATCTATCTCGTCAGCAGTACCGAAGTCGATAGCCGTTTGTGCATCTTCTCCGATAATTAAATCAGCAGCGAGAATAGATGTAATTGTAGTTTGAGCAGCCTCTACTGCGATAGTGAAATCACCATCTGAGCCGTCATTAGCACCGCTAATACCGCCACCAGTTGTCAGACTTTGGTTTGCATCTCCGCCCGCAGCACCCGTTACCCAAGAAAGCACACCTGCGCTTGTTGATTGTAGAACTTTGTCAGAACTTGGATGGTCTACTGGTAAAGTGTAGACGATGCTTCCTGATGCACTCGGACTACCTTTGAAACCCGTAGTATATTCAGTAGCACCTGTTGAAGCATTACTAGTGAATGTGAATGATGTGTTCGGTGCAGTTAAAGCCAAATTACCTGATACATCTAATACTAAATATTCTTGTCCAGTACGCATAGGATTTTGGGCACTGTCTTTAACATTATCATAATCCTTACCGGAATAACCTATTGCAAACTTACCTGTGGCTGCTTGTCTACCCATAGCCCAAGCACTACTACCCGATGCGCCGTTGTTACCAACAGTAAATACAACACCCTGACCTGTGCTACCACCACCATTAGTATTATTTTCAATAATATAAGCACCGCCCATATATTCTACTTGTGAATGTACTAAATTACCATCACCCATTTTTTGCCTTATTCTCATTTCACCATAATTTCTTTCATCGGTTGTAATGTTGTTTGAGCCACCAGCACCAGCAGTACCATTGGCTTGTAATAGTGTCATCTGACTTCTATCTGTTCCATTAACTGTAACTAGATTCGTGTTTGCTAGTGTTAAAGTGGATGTACCTGTTGCTTGTAATGTCGTAAACTTACCCGAAGCATGTGATGTAGCACCGATGGTACTAGTGTTTATTGGAGTACCATCTATCGAGCCACCATTAATGTCAACAGTTGTAAGAATACCAGCGTCAGCCACAGTTCTACCCGCGTTAGTCCAATTACCAGCCATTGAAGCGATAGTCGCTGCACCAGCATTAGTTAATCCATAAGCACCAACTGTGAAGTCACCAGTATCAACATCAAGTGCAACACTGCTAGCAGTACCGACAATTTTCAATTGCTTTGCACTAGTATCCCACAACATATTGTCACCACTAGTAGCGGAGTGGAATGTTACATCTACACCTGAGCCGTCAGTACCGAAAGTAGTAGCGGGCGCTGCTGTCCAATCCGAGCCGTCTAATTGTTCCACGTTCAGATTAGCAACTTTAGTTGTAGATGTAATTGTAAGTGGTGCAGTACCATCAGCAACATCCGCTATCAGAGTACTTGCTCTAAAATTGAAATCGCCAATGTCTGTATCAGCGCCAACTCCTTCAACGATAGCAAGTTTCTGTGCTTGAGAAGTTGTTAGTGTACCACCCGATACATTGAGCGTTTTTCCACTACCTACTGTGATGTTAGATGTAGCAATAGTAACCGCGTCTATCGTACCGCCGTCTATGTCTGCCGTATCAATAACTACTGAGCCAGTACCGTGAGGCGTGATGTTAATATTGTGGTTGCCTGATAAAGTTGAAATTGTAGAGCCGTCAATTTTTAACGGATTACCTGACGCTGGTGTACTCTGTAAAAATCCAGCCGTTAATAAGATGTCTCCATCGGTTAACGTCAAATCTCCATCGTCTATATCTAGTCCTGTTTTTACTGTAAAATTACGTGCCGTGCCCATACTTTTTTACCTCCATTATATCGTTAATGCTTGCCACGATACCCGTACCGTAACATCTTTGTTGGCTACCGTAGGGGTAACCACCAATTGAATGTATTGGCTATCTCCAGCCCCCGTAACGCCTGTTTGATACGCCCCTTGTTGTGTCGCACTACTCGTTACCACACCATACACGGATAGATACACGTCACCCGTAACAATGTTAGTTCCTGAGGTTGTAGTGCCCGTATGCGTAACAACCATTTCTGCCGTTTCATAGACAGAATCTGTGGTGTTCTCAACTGACACAAGTAGTTTAGCGGCCTTGAACTTAGTTCTTTGATACAGGTTTACCGTAACAGCAGATGTGCCGCTACCTGTGCGACTACCAGTAGCGTAACCAAATCCTAACTCACTTACTTGGAACGGCGCATCGGGTGTTGCTTGGTTGATACCGACTCGATTATTACTAGAGTCAGTCTTCAATAGATTCGTGTCTATTGTAAGGTCAGTGGAAACGAGTGTGTCGAGATAACCTGTGGCAAATCTAATTGCATCCGAGCCTATGTTTAATGCGCTATCCGATGCTGGGAAAACATGTTGATTAAACTCCCAACCATCTGTGTCATCCATCCAAAGTATGCTTTTGTCACTGTCAGAAGACTTGACGATTATACCCGCCCCGTCTACTGAGGCATCATCTCCTTCTGAGCCACTAGGCGAATGTGCTAATTCTATTAGTTTGTCATCGACTTGTAGCGTAGCGACATTCAATGTTGTAGATGCACCACTTACAATTAAATTACCTGTTACGGTCAAGTCTTGATTTACAGTTAATGTACCTGCTGGACCTATATTAGTGATACCCGCTTGATTAGCGTCGATATTGATTACCGCGCTAGATGCAGTCAATCCTGTACCTGCAAACAATGTTGCCACATCATCTATTGATTCTCTTCTTGTCGGGTCTCCGTTTTCTCCTTCATCAGAGAATGCGATGTAATCGCCCGACGCTATTGCCACTTCTGTAAGCCCGTTTATATCCATCAATCCAGCACTACCAGTAAATTGAACTGTTGATGAACCGAACTTGAGTACATCGTTACCGTCGTCATACCACAAGGTTCGCGCATCCGGCCCTGAACCAGCAGGGTTGCTTGACACACTGGCTTTGAATGCTATACCACTAGCATCGGTAAGAAGTCCAGCCATGGTAAGATGTACGGTGTTGAGTGTGTTGCCTCCTGTAAAAGTAAGGTCTGAATCATTGGAGAATGCACTACCGTCGCTTATCTGTATAGCGCCTGATGAACCACTTGCACCTACTGCCGACGATGTTGCGAATACTTTTACCCACGCTGTACCATTGTATACGAATATAGCAGACGAAGATGTACCTACATCTCCAACAGTAGCAGAGCCATTACTGAGGCCACTAGGGTCGAAGATAACTTTGTGTGTACTAGTTTGCGCATTATTTACTATAACCATGTGACTTGGAGGAAATGTACCAGTAGGTGTGAGGTTAATGTTCCCACTTGCTGGTGTTGCGTTGAATATATTAGGCCCGTCAAATCTAACATCCTGTGCCGTATTCAATACACTAATTTTGTTTGGACCAATTCTGTGTGTTCTTCTCGTACCACCTTGTTTACCGCTAAAGTACAACACGTGGTCTCCATCTGAGCCATCCGTACCGTAACTGTATGACATCCACATACCACCAAAGTTGGATGATGATAGTCCCCCGACTTCATCTCCGCCACCATGCATACCGTCAAGGTCTGCTGTTGAGTCGATTCTACCCGTTTGGTTACCAAGAGAACCAGTAGTCATTGGGCTGAAATAAATAGGACTAGGTTTTACAAATGTACGTACATCGTATACTGCGGTCACTTCCATCTCTAAACCTCCAGCACCTGAATTGTGAACACATTTCACAACCGCGAGTGCTGTACTTTGTTTAGATGCGAGGTTTAGGCTACCATTTAGCCCACTTGTGTCGCTCAAGAAACTTTCAGGCGTTACTGGAAAACCACTAGATACTATCGAGCCTTGTTCTATATGGATACCGTATTTTGGGGATTCTGTGTCACTACAAGCATAAACAACTAACAAACAAGATTGGCCGTTAGTTGTCATTTGCGTACCTCCACCTTCGATAGTACTCGCTTGTAGTGTAATGGTGTGTGTTGCACCTGCGGCTATGTTACCAAAAGGTATGATTAACCCGTCTAATACAGCATATCCGCCTCTTACTACGATAGAGTTAGTACCATTATCAGAAACAAATCCGGGGCTTGTAGCCTTGGCGTTTCTATTGCTATCGCCTGTTGCTGTATCTTCATACATCAAGATTCCATTACCGTGTATGCCTTCAAATAAATTAGTTAAAGATGGAGAGAGAATATAATCTCCATCAGTCAATGTTGTTGTGTGCCCCGAAATGACGTTTTCTACCATAATATCACTTTACCTCTATCATTAATTGGATTACTACTTCGTTTGTCGATGTCTTCTTTATCGGATTGAAAACATGTCTTGTAATAGGGGTGAATCCGCTTGAACCCCTTAATTGCACGAACACTTCTTTGAGCGTTTCGTCGAATGCGTTTGCTGTTGTTAAATTACCTTCTACAAGTAATGTTGAATTATCCATAATGCGTACGGTAGGTGTTATTGTTATCGCTGGTCTACCAGCACTACCATCGCTACTTGTAGCAGGTGTGCTATCAAAACCAATAACCATTTCATTGATGTTATCTGCTATTGTTTCTATCACTAATCGTTTCAAATGGTCGTTTGCTGGCATTATGATTCCCCCTCTATTGTTGTAGATTCTTTTTCAATGAGGCCGATAGTCTCATTGTTCCCACCTAGTACCCCTCTTTCGCTATTTCGGCCAATTAGGAAACCAGCGTGCGATAATTCAGTAACTGTAATTGTTGGTGTTACTATTATTTCTAGACTGTCAAAGAATGAAAAGTTCTCGTCTGTAATTTGGTTTGTCTTATCCGGTCTTCTCTTAGATGATGACGATGCACTACCACTTTCTATACCCTGCAACACTCCTTCTAATCCTGTTTCAACACTGAGGAAAACAAAATCACTCAAAGCACTAGCCGCCCTATGCTGCGCTTCTAATATGGTTAATCTTTTACCTTCATATTCTATTATATCTCCCGGTCTCGCATCCCATAAATTAGGATGTCCTCTAGATTGTAAAGAACCTGTTGTAGACGCATTTGCTTTCAATATCTGTCTTGCAACTGTTTTTGCACGTGATATACTCGTAATAGATTCATCAAATATAGGAGTTACACTTTCTAGTACATCTGTATTGTATTTACTCTGTTGTCTACTTCTATCATCCATTGTAAGAATCAAGTCTTCATTTAGCGCTATTTGTTTACCTTGCACTGTGACGCGGTTTTCTATATTTTCAATAGGGTTAGTTTTCTTCTGACCAAAACGTATGTTACCTGCTATTTTTCTACTCACGTCTGCATGATTAAAAGGTACATAATTTAACACACCGTATCTATTCATCATAGTCACACGATTGTCATGTCTAGAAACAAAGCGTAAGGCTGTAATTAGATTAATGCCATAGAAATCAGACGCTAAGAATGTATTACTTACCTTACGTCTATTATTGCTACCTCTAGTGGTTGTAATGTGTGAACCAGTCGTTACCGCAGTAATTGCATCAGGCACATTTTGTGCTAATCTAACCGCTAAATCAGTAGTTCTAAATCCAATATCTATACCTTGTGCAAGATGTACTCTTTCATCTCTGAAACCTATATCTTTCAAAGTCCGACCTTTCATGTTGCGTAAATCTAATTGTAGACCATTG